TCAATTTGGAATTGCTTCTGACATCGTTGAATACGCTTAGAATTAATTAATAATCATAAATCAGGGTAGGTAGGATTCTACTTACCCTTTTTTTTTAAAATTATAAAAATAACGTTGATAATAGTGTAACTACTTAATAATCAACATAATACATAAAAAAACAATGGCTTGTATATTAACGACAGGGAGAAAAATACCTTGTAAGAGTGCCTTTGGAGGCATCAAAAAAGTATTATTTGCAGACTATGGAACAATTGCTTCTATAGCAGTAGACAGTACAACTAAGGAGGCAACTATTACAAATGGTACTCCTGCTCCAAGTTGGTTTGAATATGATGTAAAAGGTAGTTCATCTTTAGAAACGAGTGTAACCTCATCTAGAGAAAATGGAACGACTTTTTATACTCAAACTTTAAACTTAACTTTAACATATTTAGATGCTAAAACGCAGGCTGAATTACAAACTTTAGCAGTAGCTCGTCCATACATAGTAGTAGTGGACTACTACGGGAATAGCTTTCTTTGTGGGCTTGAAAACGGAATGGAATGCACAGGCGGGACTGTAGCAACAGGAGCAGCTGCAGGAGACCTTTCAGGGTTCACTTTAACATTTGAAGGAATGGAAGAAACTGCACCTTATTTCTTAGATGCAGCAGTAACAGCAGATGCAACACAGATTGATCCAACTGCATAAAATTATTTAGTTAGAAAATGAAGCATCCTTAACAGGGTGCTTTTTTTTTGTCTTATTCATTCTACAAAAGAAGGTTTTTTTTACGTTATATAGGTATGATTGTATTAACTACGTCGGAACTTGCTCAAGCAATATCAGTTATACCAAGACAGTATGTATCTGAATTTACGTTTTATATTACAGATGACACTACAAATGTTACTGAAACATATGAAATTGATAATGCAGTTAGACAAGTTGATAATTTAACTTTTAATAATATTTTTAATCCTGTTTTAATTGAAAATAGGTTTTATGATTTAAGGTTTGTTTTAAATAATGGTTATTGGAACAATACTTATAAGCTTTGGCAGAACAATAATAACCTTTGGAATGATGTAGTTCTAGGTGCTGATTTTTATAATGACCAAATATTTTGCACAGACCAAGAAGTTAATCAATTATTAAATAAATACTATGATCCTAATTTAGGTCAGTTTGTATATTATGATGAGTTTGGTAATTTAATACCAATAGAAAATGGAGCCGCAGAAGATTTCGTATATTACAGCGGTTTCCAAGACATAGAAGACCTAGAAGAAGGGACTCCTGATGAGTACGTTTTTTACAATGGTAGTAGTAATACATATATAGTAAGATGAAAACAAGATTAAGAAATAACAAAGGACAATTCAAAAAGGAATCTAAGGTTTCAGAATTTGGGTTTGTAAATTTAAGTACTTACACGAGTCCTGAAATTAAAGAAGTAACAGGTAAGGATTGGATTGAGTATGGTGCTGACAATAATTACTTTCAATACCTGATTGACAGGTACAACGGAAGTCCTACAAATAATGCTGCTATTAATGGTATTAGCCAAGCTATTTATGGGAAAGGTTTAAACGCCACCAATTCAAGTTCTAAGCCAAATGAGTATGCTCAAATGGTTTCTTTGTTTAAAAAGGATGTCGTTAGAAAATTATGCTATGATTTAAAATTGATGGGTCAATGTGCTATTCAGGTTATTTATTCCAAGGATAGAAAAACTATTGCACAGTTAGAGCATATGCCAGTTGAAACTTTACGAGCAGAAAAATGTAATGAAGACGGGGATATACCTGCTTATTATTATTTTAAAGATTGGGCAAATATAAAAAGAAGTGACAACCCTTTAAGAATACCTGCTTATGGAATGTCTAAAGAAAATATTGAGATATTTTACATAAAGCCCTATAAATCAGGATTTTACTACTACTCCCCTGTGGATTACCAAGGTGGTTTACAATATGCTGAGCTAGAAGAAGAGGTTTCTAACTATCACCTTAACAATATACTTAACGGTCTGGCACCCAGTATGTTAATTAATTTTAACAACGGAACTCCAAACCAAGAAGAGAGAAGATTAATAGAACAAAAAATAGCTCAGAAGTTTTCCGGGACTTCTAACGCGGGTAAATTCATTTTAGCATTTAACGACAACAAAGAAAGTCAAGCAGAAATAACTCCTGTACAATTAAGTGATGCACATAACCAATACCAATTCCTTTCAGAGGAATCACAGTCTAAAATACAGGTAGCTCATAGGGTTGTATCACCTTTTTTATTAGGTATTAGAACTAGCTCAGGATTTTCAAGTAATTCAGATGAAATAAAAACTGCATCCTTATTAATGGATAACACAGTTATAAGGCCTTTTCAGGAACTTTTAATAGATTCCTTTGATGAATTACTATCATACAATGAAATTGCTTTAAACCTATACTTTACAACCTTACAACCATTAGAATTTACTGAAGTAGATAGTTCGATACAAGATGATGAAACTATTGAAGAAGAAACAGGTGTTGAAACAGTTGATGGTATTGATACAGGTAGTGGTGTTGATGTTATATCTGAAAATGTTACAGAAGATGAAATTGAAAAAGTAGATGCTTCATATAATGGTGCTCAAATTGCAAGTGCAATATCTATTATTGAAAAAGTAAAAGAAGGTATTTTAACTCCTGAACAAGCTAAAACATTCTTAATTCAGTTCTTACAATTACCTGAAAATATTGCTAATTCATTCTTTGATAATGACACTATAAATTTATCAAAAGTTAAAAATTATCTAGAATCAAAAAGAAAAAAAGAAGTAAGTTTAGAATCATTTGGTGAAGATGAAGATTTAACTGAATGGGAATTAATAGATGAAAGGAAAGTTGATTATGAAGATGAAGATGCTTTAGATTTTCAGATAGACCAATTAAATAAAAAAGATAAAAGTTTACTTTCTAAAATATGGAATTTTGTATCTACAGGAACAGCAAGACCAAATGCTAAATCTAAACAAGATGAAGATGTTGATGGAACACAGTTTAAAGTTCGTTATCAATATGCACCTTTAAAAGATACTTTTAGAGATAATAAAAATGTAACTAGAGATTTTTGTCAGAAAATGGTAACAGCTAAAAAGATATATCGAAAAGAAGATATTGAAATGATGAGTAAGCAAGCTGTAAATGCAGGATGGGGACCACGAGGTGCTGACAAATATTCAATTTGGCTCTACAAAGGCGGTGGCGGAAATTGCCATCATTTTTTTATGAGAAAGACTTATATGAAAAAAGGAAAAGGAAGTATTGATATAAATAGTCCACTAGCACCAACTGTTAGTGTAAACCAAGCTAGAAAGGCAGGTTTTAAACCTGAAAAGAATAGTGCATTGGTTGCAAAAAGACCTATTGATATGCCAGACGAAGGATTTTTACCAACTAATAAAAGAAGATAAATGGCAACAGTATTATTTATAAATAGACAGGATTTACTAAGAAATTCTATCATAGATGGAAACGTGGACACGGACAAGTATGTTCAATTCATTAAATTGGCACAAGAAATACACATACAAAATTACTTAGGTACGCAAATGTACGATGCTTTGTCTGCTGCAATACCAACAATAGATGATCCTGCAAATGCAAGGTGGAAAAGCCTTTTGAATGACTATGTCGTGCCTATGTTGATTTGGTTTTCGCAGGTAGATTACATTCCTTTTGCTTCATATCAAATACGCAACGGAGGTGTTTCTAAACACGTTTCAGAAAATTCAGAAAGCGTAAGCAAAGAAGAGATAGATTACTTGGTAGAAAAAGCTAGAACAAATGCAGAATGGTATTCAAGAAGATTTATTGATTATATGAGTTTTAACCAAACTACATACCCTGAATATACTAATAATATTAATGATGATATTGACCCTTCTTATGATGCCACGTTTAATGGTTGGGTTCTATGATTTATAAACCAAAAAAAAAGAATATTGAGAAACTTAAAACTTTCTTAAAAAAGGTAGAAAAAAATAAATCAAAAAAAGACAAAAATGGCAACTCTATTTAATACCCAAATTTCAGATACATATGAAGGTCTTTTAAAGACGATTGATAATACTGCAATAACAGCAACATTAAAAGAATTAACAGATGGATCAGGAAATCAATCAGGTCTTTATTTAAATACAGCAGGAGATTTTAAAGTATCTAATATTTTAGAATGGGGTTCTTTAAAAGATACAGGGACAGGCGTTACTATAACTCAATTTGTAACCTCTACTGATGGCATAGAAAACTTTAATAATAATACAACTCTACCTACAAGTGCAGCAGTAAAATTATATGTGGACACATACATAACCGCACAAGATTTGGATTTTAGTGGTGATACTGGTATTGGTGCAGTTGATTTAGATTCTCAGGTTTTTCGTATTACAGGAGTCAATGGGGTTGTTACTTCTGCAGTTAGTCAGGGTCTTTTAATTGACACAAGTTCTTTAGATATAAGAATTACAAATAATACAAGTAATATTTCAATAAATGCGACTGCTATTTCAACAGAAACTGCAGCTAGGATTGCAGCAGATGGGGTTTTGCAGAGTAATATTGATGCAGAAGCAGCTACTAGATTAGCAAATGATAATACATTGCAATCTAATATAGATGCTGAAGCAACTACAAGAGCCGCTAATGATGTAACTCTACAAAACAATATAAATACAGAAGCAACAACTAGGGCTTCTGAAGATGCAAATTTACAATCTCAAATAAATTCAGGGAGTACAGGATTAGCAGCAGAAACAGCAGCTAGAATTGCAGCAGATAATACACTTCAAACTAACATTGATTCTGAAGCAACGACAAGGGCTGCAAATGATGTAATTTTACAGGGAAACATAACGACAGAACAAACTGCTCGTATTGCTGCAGACACGACATTACAAACCAATATAGATACTGAAGAAACAGAACGTATTGCAGGCGATGCTAATTTACAATCACAAATAACAACAGGTGATACAGGTTTAGCGACAGAAACTGCTGCAAGAATAGCCGCAGATAATATACTACAGGGTAATATTGATGCAGAGGCATCCACAAGAGCAACAGCAGATACAACCCTTACAAATAATTTAGCTACTGAGGTAACAAATAGAACTACAGCAGACACTACATTACAAACAAACATTAATACTGAAGCCACCACAAGGGCAGCAGCAGATACTACGCTACAAAATAACATAGATGCAGAAGAAGCTGCTAGAATTTCAGCAGATACTACGCTACAAACAAATATAACGTCTGAAGAAACTGCTAGAATAGCTGCAGATACAAATTTACAGAATCAAATTAATACAAATGATACTGATATTACTAACTTACAAAGTAGTAAGCAGAGTATTTCTGAGAAAGGACAGGCAGATGGCTATGTTCCTTTGGATGGAAATGTAAAAATAAGTGAGACTTACCTACCTGAATCTGTTTTAGGTGGGCTAAGTTACCAAGGGACTTGGAATGCAAGCACAAATACTCCAACATTACCTACTGCAAGTACTGTAAAAGGACATTACTATGTTGTAAATACAGATGGAACTTACTTAGGAATAACTTATAACGTTGGGGATTGGGTAATTTCAAACGGAACATCGTGGGAAAAGGTAGATAATACAGAATCTGTTAGTTCTGTTTTTGGTAGGCTAGGAAATATTGTAGCAACTCAAAGTGATTACAGTTCTTTTTATCCTTTAATTTCAGATTTGAATGCAGAGATTGCAGCTAGAATTGCTGCTGATACTACACTACAAAATAATATAAATGGAATTACTTTATCTTCTTTAGGTTTTACAGGGGATACAAATGCAAATTATATTACAAACAATAATCAGCTTATAAATGGAGCAGGTTATGTAACAAGTAGCGGAAATACGATTATAGGTACAGATGCAGATATTAATACAAGTGGTGCAGAAGTTATTGATATAATAAATATGACTGATGGAGTTATTCTATCACATAGTTTAAGAAATTTAACTTTAGCAAATTTAGGATATACAGGTGCAACTAATGCCAATTACATAACAAATAACAATCAATTGATAAATGGTGCAGGGTATATTACTGCAGCATCATTACAAGGGGTTCCTGCTATATTATCAAATGGCTCAACACCATCTTTAAATACAGGTATAACTGGTTCTGAAATACGTTCTTTAATTGGGGCGGGTACAGTTACACAGGTATCAGGAATTAATGGTTTAACGGGTTCAGGTACTGGTAGTGTTCAAATAAGTGTAGACTATTCAGGAGCGGGAAATATTATTGATACGGCTACTAATGGAATTACTATAGTACCTACTGACAAAATTTTATACGAAGATGCAACAGACAGTATTGTAAAAGAAATTGCTGTATCTAGTTTACTATCTTTAGCCCCTCAGGGAGATATCACAGGGGTGACTGCAGGCACAGGTATGACAGGTGGCGGTACTTCAGGTTCTGTTACATTAAATGTAATTGGTGGAGACGGTATTACAGCTAATGCAAATGATATACAAGTTGATTCAACAGTTGTAAGAACTACAGGAGCTCAAAGCATAGCTGGTACTAAAACATTTAGTGATGTAGGAGTATTTTCAAATGCAGGTGGTATAAAAACAAAAAGAATTGATACTCAAAATGGTCAACAACTTGTACTTAATGCAGGTGAATCTTCAAGTGTAGCAACAGGACAAACTAATGAGTATATTTATGCAAACGCAGAGAGTGGTTTGATTGTAAGTTCGTCCCCTAATAACTGGTCAAGTGGTTGGGCAGGTAGAAACACAACAACAATAAATGACACAAGTGGCAATTCTACTTTTGCAGGATATGTAACTGCAACAAGATTACGAGTAGGTGACGGAACTGATGGTTACTTTTATAGTGACTCTGCAGGACGTACCGCTTTTGCAGGAGGTGATTTTTATATACAAGGTAGCGTAGGTAACGCATACAATTATGCATCAAATAATTACCACGGTAATACAAGTGGTGATAATCAATTTTTTAGAGGTAATCCTTTATCAGGTGACAATTGGAGTATTTTACCAACAGGTGAAGCATTTTTTACAGACTTAAATGTTACTACAGGTAATCTTGATATGAATAGTGGTAATATATTAGTGGATGCAAATCACGGGTTTATAAATTCAGGGGCTTGGACTAGAAACGCTACACCTTCAGGGTATATAGATTTTGGACCCGCTAATGTAAGTCACGCTCATATTTACACAGACAGACCTAACTTCTACTTCAATAAACAATTACAAGTAAATGGGGCTACAGTTTGGAATACTGGGAATGACGGCTCAGGCTCAGGCTTAGACGCAGATTTATTAGACGGGTTACAGGCATCGCAGTTTATTAGGAGTGACGCAGCCGATACGTTCACNGGAACCCTAACAATGGGTACTCAAAAAGCATTGGTAGCAAATAACTACGGTAGAGGAGTATATGGGTTATATAGTTCCACTAGATATCAGCACGTTTGGAGTATGGGTACCGCATATAACATCTCAGACGATGGCACAGCTACTGGTAATTTATACGGTTTAGCGTTTACTCATACAAACGTAGGAGGGCAATCTAAATCTGGATTATCTCATCAATTATTGATTATGCAGAATGGTGTTACTAAAACAGCGTTAGGTACTGGTATATGGACATCTGGTAATGCAACTATCGAGGGAGATGTTTATATTACAGATCAAATAATACACACAGGAGATACTGATACTTATTTACAGTTTCACGCTGCGAACCAATTTAGAATTGTTACTGGCGGTACTGAAATGCTTGAAGTTAATGACACTTACGTTCAACTTGGGGCTGATTTAAACGCTAACAACAAAAACCTTATTAACGTTGAAGATATTGGGTTAAATGACCGTATTTACCACGACGGCGACACTGATACTTATATACAGTTTCACAATGCGAACGAATGGAGAGTTGTAACAGGTGGAGGCGAAAGGCTAGAAGTAAGTAGTTCTGCTACAACGGTTACTAGCGGTAATTTTCTTGTAAACGCAGGCAACGTCGGGATCGGGACGACTAGTCCTGGTGGGAAATTGCACGTAGAAGACCCGACTGTTTATATGGCAACTGCTCCTGATGTTTTTAAAATATCACAAAGAAGTCCTGAAATCACATTTAAAGACCTTAGTTCTTATACAGCGATAGATACTAAATATCAAAACAGCGCAGGTTCCACATTAGCTAAACATACAGTTCAAAATAATCCAGGTGGTGCTTTTTACAAAACAACTTTTGATACAGGTAGTGCAGGAGGTAGTGTAATGGAACAAAAGCAAAATTCATTTCATTGGACTGTAAATAATTCTCAAAAGCTAACTCTTAATACTTTAGGCTATTTAGGTATAAATGATACAACGCCTAGTTATCAATTAGATGTTAATGGTAATGGTAGATTTACATCTACAGTTACGGCTACAAATTTTATTTTATCTTCTGACGAAAGACTAAAAGAAAATATTGAAAAAGCAAGTGGTAATAGGGTAAAAATAGATTGGAAAACTTTTGAATTAAAAACAGAAAAAGGGCAAAAAAGATATGGTGTTATAGCGCAAGAATTAGAAAAAACAAATCCTGAATTTGTAAGGAAAGATACTCAAGGGTTTAAATCGGTAGCTTACATAGATTTACTAATTGCCAAAATTGCAGAATTAGAATTAAGACTAGAAAAACTAGAAAAATAATGGCAGTACCAAACACTAATACTTTTACATTACAAGACGTGGTTAATTATGTTAATCCACCAACTAACAGTTTATCTGAATGTTTTGCAACTGCAGGTAACCCTCAATTTGATCCTTTATATGCAGAAGGAAGAAATCAATTATTAGACTTTAGAAATTACGGAAATATAAGTGGTTTGACATCTGTTTTAGGTGGTAATAATTTATCTTCTACAGGTGGTTGGAGTTTTTATTCTTTAGATATTAGTGATTATGCTGGACTAACTGCAAAATTAGTAATTGAGTATACTAGCGGTAATAGATATACAGGTGATTTTCAAATAGGTGCTAATATAGTAGCAGGATCGACAACTTGGAATCCAAATTCAGGACTTAATTCTTTTGAAACAAGTACTAGCTCAGTTACTTCATACTCTAGTGTTTCTTGGACACCTATTGCAAATGCAACAACTTTTGGTAGATGGAATAGAAGAACGGGTAATACACCATCAGGAGGTACAGGGGTAACATCAGCTTCTCCTGTGGGTTATTTTTATTATGCAGAAACTTCGGGTAATAATACTGGTTATCCTGATAAAAAAATATGGCTTAGAAGTCCTAATTTTTCAATAACAACCACTAATAGTGATATTGAATTTTATATGGCACACTTTGGGGCAACAGTTAATGAATTTAAAATATATTTAGATATACAATAATTAAAAATAAAAAAAATGACAAATTATAATTGGAATTGCAAAACGGTAGATTGCTACCCTGAACAAGACAACGAAGCAGATGTAGTGTATAATGTACATTGGATCGTAACAGGTACTTCAGATCAAGTAGACCCACAAGGACAGGCTTATAGTGCAACCAACATTGGTACACAAACACTAGACACTAGTCAAATTACAAATTTTATACCATTTGTAGATATTACAAATGATGAAGTAGTTGCTTGGACAAAATCAGCAATGGGTGCAGAACAAGTTACTGCTATTGAAGCTAGTATTGAATCTCAGATTAATTCTTTGATTACACCCACTAGTATTACTTTAACTGTTGGACAACCAGTTGATACAGAAGACTAAATAAAAAAATTGTAGTACATTAGCAATTCAACATAAATTTTATAAAAATGTCAAAAATTTCAGAAAGTGAATTAAAATCACTACAAGAGCAAGAACAAAAAAAAGGTGCTATTTTACACGACTTAGGTTTATTACAAACGCAGATTCATAGTTTGAATCATATGTATGTTGAACTTATGGTAGAGCAGCAAAAATCAAAACAAGAACTTGAAGAAAGTTATGGTAAAGTAAACATAAATCTTCAGGATGGTTCTTTTGAATTAATCGAAGAAAAAGATGAAGAAAATAAGTAAACATATTTCTTATAAGGAAGCTACCCATTCTAATTATGCTAAACAATACAGCATAAAAAACAAGCCAACTGCTGAACATATTGAAAATATGGAATTGGTTGCTGAAAAGGTTTTTGAACCTTTACGGGAATGGGTGGAACACCCTATTAAAGTAAATAGTTTTTATAGGTCTGAAAAATTAAATTCAGGTATAGGGGGCTCGCAGGTTTCTAGTCACTTAACAGGTAATGCAATGGATATTACTTCAATGGGTGGAAAGACAAACCTAGAGATGTTTCATTATATCAAAGACAATTTAGATTTTGATCAACTTATTTGGGAATTTGGTGCAGAACCAAAATGGCTTCACGTTTCTTATAAATCAAAAGACAACAGAAAACAAGTATTAGTAACAAAAAAGCGAGGTGTTTATTACACTTGGGTTGATTGTAAAAATTGTTAAGAAATGATAACCGACTACAAAACTATAATTATTAATTTAACCACCTTTGGAATTTCAATGTCTAACATAGATGTTTTATTAAAAATCCTTTTATTAACTATCACGATTTGTTACACATTACAAAAATGGTATTTATTAAATAAGAACAAAAAAGAATAGTATGTCTAAAAAAAAGTTTGCTGAAACTAGAATAGGTAAATTCTTAAAAAATGTTGCACCAAAAATATTATCTATAATAGGTGATGTAATACCTAGTGCAGGCATTTTAAGTAAGGCTAAGGACTTAATACAAAAAGATAGTAATATATCAAAGGAAGATAAAGATATTGCTTTAAAACTGCTTGAAATAGATGTAATAGAAATGCAAGAGGTATCAAAAAGATGGAGCAGCGATATGTCTTCAGATAGTTGGCTATCTAAAAACGTAAGACCTTTAACTTTAGTATTCTTTTCTTTATCTTATGTTGCAGGTTGGTTTCTAGAATACCCTTTAGATTCTATTACAGGTTTATTATCTTTAATTGTAGCAGCTTATTTTGGTTCAAGAGGTTTTGAAAAGATTAAATCAATCGGAAAATAGTTATTGATTATAATTCCTAGGTCTTTATTTTTATTATATTATTATATTATTATTATATTTGTTTTTAATATTTATTTATATATATTTTTAGATATATATTTAGATATTTGTAGTAAATAAAAAATTCAAATTTATTATTTTTATTCTACAAAAAAAAACATTTTAATTAAAATTTTAAAACTATGCAATTTAAACTAGACGTAAAACACCTTTTCAAAGAAGATAAAAAAGAAGAAAAAGATATGTATTCAATTAAGTTTGAAACATATAACAGCAAGGTAGAGGGTAAATTTGAACGTAGTGAAATAAGACATATAATTGAAATACTAGATAATGCCATCTAAAAAGAAATTAACTAGAAGTAAAATAGTTAAAAAGCTAGATACTGTATTCAGTCAATATATAAGACTGAAAAATTCAGTTGATGAAATAGCTACCTGCTTTACCTGCGGAAAACAAGATCATTGGAAGAAACTACAAAACGGACATTTTCAATCTCGTAAACACTACTCAACAAGATGGGATGAAATTAACTGCCAGGTACAATGTGCAGGGTGCAATGTTTTTAAATATGGCGAGCAGTATAAATTTGCATTAAACTTGGATGCTAAATATGGTGAAGGTACTGCAAGAAGGTTACACGTTAAATCACAACAAATAATAAAGCTATCAGACTTTGAGCTAGAAGATATGATTAAAAGATATAAAAACTTCGTAGATTCAATGTAAAGACGTATATTTGAATGTTCTGTTCTGTTAAAGAAAGGAGGGTAAAATTAATTTTTTATCCTTTTTTTTTGTCTTTTATAGTTACTTATTAAATTTTTTGTTTATATTTGTTT